ACGTTCCTGCAGTGGGAGACGTGGGTGCGCTTCGCGGTGTGGTTCGCGATCGGGCTCGGCGTCTACTTCGTGTACTCACGACGGCACAGCAACCTCGCCGGATCTGCGGGCTCTACGCCCCTGCAGTCCGTGTCTGGTCCGCAGAATCCCCCAACGAGCTGATGAGCGCGGTGGCAGCAGCCCGCGTTCGGTCCGCAGCGTCGGGCCAGAGGTGGGCGTACACGTCGAGCGTGATCGCCGGCGACGAGTGACCCATCGCGCGGGCGACGGACACGGCGTCCAGTCCCCCGCGGATGAGCCCTGAGGCGAAGTGGTGCCGGAGGTCGTGCGGGGTGATGTCGGTGATCCCCGCCGCGCGGCCGGCCTTCACGAAGTAGTGCCGGAGCCGGGTCGGTGACGGCGGCGTGCCGAACAGCCAGCCGTCGTCGCCGTAGGCCCCGATCGTCTCGACGTGCTGGGCGAGGCGCTGCACGAGCTCGTCGGGCACGGGAACGACTCGCTCCGATCCGTGCTTCGGCGGAACGACGTCGAGGCGCTGGACTCGGTTCTGAATCTGCCGCTGCACGTGGATGGTGCGTCGGAGGAAGTCGATGTCGCCGACCTGCAGTCCGGACGCCTCGCCGATGCGGAGCCCGGCGTATGCCATCACGTCGACCCAGACTTGCCACGCGGGCTCGACGTTGGCCCGGATCGCACGGACCTCGTCGCGCGACGGGATCCGCATCGAGTGTTCGGTCTTCCGAACCTGGGGCAGCTTCACGCCCTCGAGCGGATCGTGCGCGAGGCGCCGGTCGAGGATGGCCGCGCGGACCACGATGCGGACGTACGCGGTGCGGCTCTTCACCGTCGACGGCGCGAGCGTCGCGTCGAGGTGCTTTACGTACGCCTCGCCATGGGACCGTCGCAGCTTGCCGAACGGCACGTCCTTGAAGGTGCATCCGGCGAGGGCCCGGTCGGCCAGCCGGCGCGTGTTCTCTGCCCAGAGCTGGTGCTGGACCCACTCGGCGTAGAATTCCGCGAGCGTCCCGCGTGCCGCCGCCGGAGCGACGTAAGAGCCGGTGAGGCGTGCGGACGCCGTCTCGTCGAGCCAGGCTTGCGCGTCGCGCTTGCGCTCGAAGTGCCGCGCATGTTCACGCCCGTCGTCGTCGCGGTACCGAGCCCGCCACTTCCCGTCAGGGCGCTGTCGGATGCTCGCCATCAGCTGCCTCCATCGTCATGTACTCGGTCAGCCGGTTGCCGATCCCACGTTCCCTCACCTGCTGGTCCTCTAGCGCGAGGACCAGCGAGTTCAGCTCCCACGATCGAGTGCTGTCCGCTTCCGGGTGAGTCGCGTCAACGCGCAGGTCATCGATGGTCCCCGGCAGGTCGCCACGCACCCGCGCGTACCGACGCAGCGCTTCGTCGATGTCGCGCCAGGCACGACGCAGGACGTTGTAGTTCCACCGCGCTGACTCGATCAGCTCGTCGATCGGCAGGGGATGCATCAGCCGAAACACGGACACCTCGAACACGGTCGACCAGGCTTCCGCCTCGCCTACGCGGACGGGGCGCTGCAGCTTCTCGATCCGGGACACGGTGCTCTGAGTCATGTACACGACGCCCTCCTCGACAAGCCGCTCCGCCATCTCGGTCTGGTTCCAGCCGAGCGCCTTGCGTCGGCGCTGCACCTCCTCCGCGAACTTGCGCTCCTCGGGCAGTAGGTCATCGGTCTTCTCGGCCACGTCGGAAGCATCGCATCAATCCGCGTACGAATCCATGTGGCCATACGCGAATGTGCGTGTTACGCTGAAATCAGTAGCCGGCCCCCGACCGGCTACGCAGAAGTGAATGGAGACAAAGATGCCCACCTTGCTCACCATCGCGGAAGCTGCGCCGCAGTTCCGGAAGTCGCAGGACGCGATGCGTTACTGGCTCCGCAAGTCGGACTGCCCCATCCGCGTCGTCGCGATCGGCGGCCGCCGCTTCATCTCGCAGGAGTCCATCGACGGCTTCTTCGCCGACGTCCTGCAGAAGGCGTCCTAATGCCGATGAACACTCGGCCGAAGACCGGCGGTCACATCCCCCTACACCTCGTCACCGAGTACGCCGACTACTGGCGCCAGTGGTTCGGACGCGAAGCGCGCGCCATCGAGCAGGCAGAGCGCGAGGGATGGACGGCGAACCGATGACCACCACTACGAAGAACGCCCCCGAAGCCGGCCAGGGCTTCGAGGGCAACGATCACGACGACTCTGCAGAGGACCTCATGAACATCAGCACCGTAGCAGTTCCCGCCGACACCGACATCAAGATCAAGCGTTGGCACGAGAGCACGTACCTCATCAAGAACCCGCCGGCGTGGGTGCTTTTCGTCTGCTCGGAGCCGCACAACACAGCGATCGAGGACTACATCGACGCCGCCCCGGTGAGCTGGTTCCACCGAGGCGGTCAGGAGGCCGAGGGATACCAGTGGGGGCACGACGACCCCGACTTCCCAGGGGAATACATCTTCACCAGCCTCGGCCTCCACGACCTGGTCGGCTACGAGGTCAGCATCGACGGCACGCGCCCGCGAGAAGCGTTCACCGGTGTGTTCCGCAAGATCGAGGCGGCAGCCTGATGGCAACGAAGTACGAGCAGGCCGCCGGCATCGTCGAGTCATGGGTCGGCACCTACGGGAACGCGGACATGAAGAACATCACCGACGACGTCGTCGAGATCCTCCGCATCTGCCACGAGTACCGCAAATTGGAGGGCAAGAGGGCGCCGCTGTTCGACGCCGACGACCTCGGCGAAGCGATCGCGAACTACGTCATCGAGACGTACTCGACGCCAGCGACCTTCGACAAGGGGGATGCAGAGAGCGCACACCCCTCGGAAGGATCGGATCCGCAGTCCGACCCTTCGAGGGGTGTGGACAGCACCCACAGCCCTGGGGTCAGTAGTGCTGACCTCACGCAGCTCGACATCCCGTCCTGACCACCGCGGAGGGGTACGCACTCGCGCGTACCCCTCCGCCTCCACCCGAAGGAGGGCACATGAGCTGGACGAAGCTCGGTGACGAGTGGTGCCAGATGACGGCGCTCGAGGACCTCAGCCACGAGGACCGCTGGCACTACCTGTGCCTGATTCAGTTCTGCTCGCGCACCGACAAGCGCGACGGCATCATGCGCGGCGTCGACGCACGCAGACAGTCTGACCACAGTGACCCTGCAGCAGCGCTCGCACGCCTACACGACGCCGGTCTGCTCGCGATCGAGGCCGGTGACAAGTACCGCATCGTCCGCATCGAGAGCGATGACCACCTGCCGTCCGAGTCCGTCCGCAAGCGCACCGAGGGCAACCGCATGCGCCAGCAGCGGAAGCGCGCCCACGACAAGGGCGACCACACGCTGTGCCGAGACGACGCCGACTGTCACGCATCCGTCACGCGTGACGTCGGGACGGGCCGGGACGGGACGGGCCGGGACGAAGTGAAGAAACACACGCTCGTAACGCCGACAAACGAGTGGCCTGTCGTGCACATCAGCAAGGCGCCGGTGTGCGAGGTGTGCATGATGCCGATGGCAATGAACTCGGTGCTGTCCATCTGCGAGACCGACGACGACATGCATGAAGAAGCACGGATGAGGAGCGCATCATGACCGACATCACCGTTAACGCCGTTGAGCTCGACGAAGCCGCCGTCTCGCTGAAGCTCCTCGTCGACCGACTCGCTAGACGTCACCAGGCGCGCGTCACGTACGAGGAGGACGGCAAGCCGATTGCCCGTACCGCATGGAAGGAACCGCTGCTCGCCGAACTCCGCGCCGCGATCCACTCGAGTACCGGGCAGACGCATTCAGGTCACTCCGCGGTCAATGAGCGCAGTGTCCTCAACGTGCAGGCGTTCACCCTGTACGAGGATATCGCCGGCCGGATCGCGTCGATGTACGCGTCCACCACCAACGCACGTCCCGACCCGATGCCGGAGACGAACCTCTCAGATTGGTTCGACGCGTTCGCAGCAGCCCGTGCCGCCGGCGAAAACGTCGAGACGCAAGGGGCCCTCGCCTGGGAGCGTCTCACGAATATGGTCGACCGCATCGACAGCATGTTCGACCCGCCCGTCACGAAGGAGATCCTCGGCGCCTGCCCTGTCTGCGGCGATCGGTACGCGCCCAACCACTCCGACGACAGCCGTGTCTCGGCCGTGTACGTCCAGTATCGCCGCGGCGGGCATGTCGAGGCGCAGTGTCGGTCCTGCGGCACCGGCTGGTACGGAGAGTCTCGCCTCGTCGAGCTCGCGCGAGGCATCGAAGCAGCCACCAATTTCGAGCTCTTGGCTGAGATCAGGAGGGGCGGATGACATTTCGGTAGTCGCGCGTACGCGCGAAACGCGCTATCCTGAGGGCACGCGCTAGGAGTGTGTCCACTTCCGGATCGAAGGCCTCCGACATCACGTCGGGGGCCTTCGTCGTTTCACCCTGGGATGGGTGCCGACGCGAACACGCCAAGAGCGACGCGACGGTCACGGTGGTCTGCCCACCCGCAGCACACCGCGCCTGCGACAACAACCGCGGTTTGCTCCCGGTTGCCGGGACCACGCCGGCAGGCTGCCGGACCATCGCCTTCGAGTGGGTCGGGTACGTGTCAGCGGCTGAGCAAGTCGCATCAGCCACGTGGCGGCCCACTCGTCGTGCCCGCCGACGGCCCAGGTGGTCGAACGGTACGGCGACCGTCACGCGATCGCCTCCCACGCTTCCCCGACACCCGCAGACACACCACCGTCATGCTGCGCCGAGTGCAACGGGGAACCCCTCCTGCGGGGACGTCAACGCAGCAGCCACTGCGCCGCGAAGGACGCCCACACTCAACGGACCTCTCTGACGTTGAGGCGCACCTGCGCCCCCGCAACACCCCGAGGAGCACGCATGCGTCGAGGTGGAAGCCGCCGACACAGCGAGATGCGCGCCGAAGAGAAAGCACGCTGGCGGATTCTCAACGCCGCCTGCTCCATCTGCGGGCAACAGACGATCGACTGGGACGCCGAAGCGAACACCCCCGACGCCCTCGAAGTCGACCACGCACTCCCCGTGAAGACGCACCCGCACCTCGAGTTCGAACCCTCCAACCGGAAGCCCTCCCACCACCGTTGCAACCGCGGCAAGGGAGCCAGCAGCACCGCACCCGGCATCGGCCGCACCTCGGAACCCTGGTAGCAGGAAGGACCCGCGCATGGCCACGGACGGAATCGGCGCCGCACCCATGCGACGCGGGTCCCTCGGATCTGGACTCGCCGAAGCGGAACAGGCACGTGCGGCTGCAGCGAACGCACGGCAGATGGTCCTCAACCGGGACCCCCGGTTCGTGGACCTCGCCGCCCTCGTCACCCAGCTCGTATCCGACCTCCGCACTCTGCAGGTGCAGATCACCGCGACGGGGCAGACCACCGCCGACCTCGCCGCCGCGAACGCCGTGACCAGCACCCGCCTCGGCGATGTCGCCTCCGCCCTCGCAGCGAACACCACCGCCGACACTGCGACCCGGACCACGCTCACCGGCATCGCCGCCGACGTGAAGGCCGGTCAGGCAGCCGACAACGCGCTCGCGCAGCAGATCGCCACGAACCAGGCGGCCGACGTCGCGCAGACCGCGCAGATCAACACCCTGCACGAGGCGCTCATCACCGCGACCGCGCAGCTCGCTGCGGCTGACACGGAGATGGCCCGCCGCATAGCCGCCGCCGAGCAGGCCCTCACCACGGAGTCGACCGTCCGCGCCGCTGCTGACGCCGCCGAAGCGAAGACCCGGGCAGACGCCGACGCCGCTGAGGCACGCGCCCGCGCCGACGCTGACACGGCGAACGCTGCCCTCGCTGCCGCAGCGACGAAGGCGGAAGCCGACGCCCGCACCGCAGCCGACACCGCGGAGACGACGGCACGTGCAGCAGCGGACACCGCACTCGCCGCACGCACCGCCGCCCTCGAGAACTACATGCCCGCCGTCACCTCAGGGCGTGCCTCCACCGGCAACCTCCTGATGACCGCGGGCAGCACCCGCGACGTCGCCGTCACGTTCGACACCCCAGCCACCGACACCACGTACACGCCCGTCGCCGTCCTCGACGTCCCCGACCAGGCGCAGTACACGGTCACCGGGATCAGCAACCGCACGAAGACCGGCTGCACCGTCACGGTGAAGAACCGGGCGCTCGTGTCCCTCACCGCCGTCATCGGCGTCACCGTGCTCGCGCTGAAGCTCTGAGAGGGAACCGCGCATGGACCTGACACTCTCCGCCACCGACCGCGGCGTGTACGAGACACCGCTCACCGCCGGCACCCCGACCACCATCGTCGTGCAACCCACCGCCGCAGTCGGCGGTGACGGGCAGCCGAAGCTCGAGCAGCTCGAGGTGATCGTGCACACCGCCGACTCCCCCGTGTACCTCCGCCCGGGGACCACGGTCACCGTGCAGGATCCGGAAGCGCGGATGATCGCGCCCGGGTCGTTCCTGCAGTACATCGAGGCGGAGACGCTGACGCTCATCTGCGCCGGCGCCGCGGTCGTGTCCGTCGCACGCCGATGATCTGCCACACCACGGACTGCCCCGCCTCGCAGCCCACCGATGAGCGCGGGCGTCCGACCAGCGTCGAGCACGGCACGCTCACCCACTCCGTCCTCGGCGCGACCGGACACCACCTCCTGAACCGGCACACCCGCGGCGAACTACCCCAGCACCTGCAGACATGGGACGCGCCAGCCCTCGACCGGGCGCACGCGGACCTCACCGCCGAGATCACCCGCACCACCCGGTACCTCGCAGCCCTCATCGACACCCGGTACACGGTCATCACCCACGGGGTGGACGGTGTGCCAGCACGGTGAGCAGGTCTGCACCTGCCATCGCACCCGCACCAACTGACGACCTGAGGAGCCGAGCATGGAGATCATCTACGCACGCGGATTCCAACGCCGATGCCCGGCAAGAGGCGTCATGCCCGAGGGGCTCAGACGCTGCGACCTCCGCCCAAGCCACTCAGGACCGCACAGAGCCGACTACGGCATGTACGAGGTCGTCTGGCGCGAGCAATCGTGGACTGAGCAGCCTCACGCCACCCCCAAGGGGTAGGGGCGGTCAGATCGCTGAGGATGCGAGCACGGGCCCAACCGCCGGGAGTGATCTATCCCCCTCCGGCATCTGACCGGGGGTCGCGCGCGCGAGAGGAGCACCTGTGCAGACCGATCTTGTCGAGGCCACGCAGGCCTCCATTGACGCTGCAGCGCACCTCACGGACATGGACAAGGGCGCGATCGATGCGCTCCTGAAGCTCGCTCGGAAGATCGACGCCTGGGATCAGATCGTGGACTGGGCGATCGATGACGCTGGTGACCGCGAGGGTGCGCGTCCCGCGGTTCCCGCGAACGACAACGTCTCGATCTCGGCGTATCTGAAGTACTGCGACCAGTTGGGCCTGTCGCCGGCGGGTCGGAAGGCGCTCGAGCTGAAGCAGGGAGGCGCGAGTGCCAAGCAGGCCAAGCTCACCGCCCTCCGCGGCGGCCGTTCCGCGTAGGGGCCGCACTGAGCCGCGCGTGTTCACGCCTCCGCTGCGGGAGCTGACGCCGGAGACGTCGAACGGGTTCGCTGCGATCGAGTTCGCGCGCGACATCCTCGACATCGACCTGTACCCGTGGCAGGAGTGGATGCTGATCCACGCGCTCGAGCTGAACGCGTCGGGTGCGTACCGGTTCCGGACGGTGCTGCTGCTGGTCGCGAGGCAGAACGGCAAGTCGCTGCTGATGCTGGTCCTCGCGTTGTGGCGGATGTACGCCGACGGTTCGCCGTTGGTGATCGGGACGGCGCAGAACCTCGACATCGCGGAGAAGCAGTGGACTGAGGCGTACGAAGTTGCGCAGTCCATCCCCGAGCTCGAAGAGATGATCGCGCACGTCGACAAGACGAACGGCAAGAAGGCGCTGCGCCTGACGACGGGTGAGCAGTACAAGGTCACCGCGGCGTCGCGTCGCGGCGGACGTGGCCTGTCGAGCGACCTGGTGCTGATGGACGAGCTCCGTGAGCACCAGTCGTGGGACGCGTGGGGCGCTGTCACGAAGACGACGATGGCGCGGAAGATGGCGCAGGTGTGGGCGGCGTCCAACGCCGGCGACTCCGCGTCGATCGTGCTTCGGTACCTGCGCTCGCGCGGGCATGAGGCGCTCGGGTTCCCCGACGGCCGTCTCGGGTTCGACGAGACGAAGAGCACGGCGCCGGATGACGGCACGGAGCGGAACGACACCCTCGGCTTGTTCGAGTACTCGGCCGCCCCGCATCGCACGAAGTACGACCGCGACGGGTGGGCGGAAGCGAACCCGTCGCTTGGCTACTCGGACCTGTCGGAGGACATCATCGCTGCGGCGATCGACACCGACGTCGAGTGGGTCGCGAACCCTGAGGTGTTGTGCCGGTGGGTGACGACGACCGGCACTGGTCCGTTCCCGGAGCAGGCGTGGGCGCGCACAGCGGTCGAGACCGTGGAGCGTGACACGGCCCGCCCGGTCACGCACTGCATCGACGTGTCGCATGACCGGACGATGGCGTACGTCGCGGTCGCGTTCTGGGACACCGACGGCCGCCGCCGGGTCGAGATCGCCGCCCGCCGTGCAGGCACCGAGTGGGTCATCCCCTGGCTGCTGTCCCCGGACCGTGCTGTGAAGCCCGAGCACCTGACCCTGCAGTGGAACGGCGCTCCCGTGTCGTCCCTCGTCACCGAGCTCGAGCAGGTCACCGACCCACCGTGGGGCGAACTCGTCCCCTGGCGTGGCCCCGACCTGGCTCGGGCGTCAGGGCTGATGTACGACGCGATGCGCGTCGCCGTCGCTGAGAACCCCGACGACCGACGGCTCGTCCTCACGCACGGCGCGCAGCCGGCGCTGGACGTCGCTGCGACGTCCGCGGTCGTGAAGCCCCTCGGTGACGGGTGGGTCATCGACCGGAAGAACTCCCCGCAGGACGCGTCCCCTCTCGTCGCCGCTCTCGGCGCCGACTGGCTCCTGAACACCAACCCGACCACGGTCCGCTCGGCCTACGAGGACGAGGACGCGTTCGTGCTCTGACACCTAGGAGGTCGCCGTGGGGCTGCTCGACATCTTCCGCGGCACCAGCCTCACCGTCGACCAGGTCGCCCCGAACGGGCAGCCGATCGAGTGGCGCGGGCACGGGTTCGACCAGGTCATGGGCTACTCGGTGGAGAAGCTGTGGGAGACGCAGCCGGCGCTCCGCACCGTGGTGTCGTTCCGGGCGCGGAACGTCGCGCAGCTGGGCCTGCACACGTTCCAGCGGATGGACGACGACGGCCGTGAGCGTCTCCGCGACGACCCGGCCGCGCAGCTCATCTCCGCACCGAACCCGGACATGACGACGTACGAGCTGCTGTTCTCCCTCGTCGCGACGTACGACCTCTACGACGAGGCGTACTGGTTCATCGGCGAGTCCGAGGACACGGAGTCCGGGTGGGAGATCCGCCCGGTCCCGACGCCGTACGTGACAGGCAAGCAGGGCGGCACGTTCTGGCGGCCCGACAAGTACGTCATCTCCCCGCCCGGGGTGCCGGCGTTCACCATCGACGCGGCGAACATGATCGCGTTCCACGGTTGGTCGCCGACGTCAGGGACGACGGGCACGTCCCCGGTGGCTGCGCTGCGGCAGACGCTCGCCGAGCAGATCAACGCGCAGGAGTACCGGCTGCAGGTGTGGCAGCGCGGCGGCCGCGCGGGCACCGTCATCACCCGTCCCGCGGGTGCGCCGACGTGGTCCCCGGACGTGCAGAAGCGGTTCATGAAGGCGCTGAAGGAGCGCTTCACGGGATCCGCGTCGGAGGCTGGCGCACCGCTGCTGCTGCAGGACGGCATGACGATCGAGCAGCCAGGGTTCTCGGCGAAGGACAACGAGTTCATCGACGCCGCGAAGCTGTCGGTCGCGACGGTCGCCTCGGTCTACCACGTGAACCCGACGATGATCGGGCAGCTCGACAGCGCGAACTTCAGCAACGTGCGCGAGTTCCGTCGGATGCTGTACACGGAGACGCTCGGGCCGCTGCTGAAGCAGATCCAGGACCGCCTGAACGCGTTCCTCCTGCCCCGTGTGGCGATAACAGACGGCGCGTACGTCGAGTTCAACATCGGCGAGAAGCTGCGTGGGTCGTTCGAGGAGCAGGCCGCGGTCACGTCGACCGCGACGGGCGCCCCGTGGATGACCCGCAACGAGGCCCGGAAGCTGAACAACCTCCCGAGCATCGACGGCGGCGACGAGCTCGTCACCCCGCTGAACGTCCTCATCGGCGGTCAGGCGTCCCCGCAGGACGGGGGCGCGGCAACGGGCACCCAGTCCGCGCCGCGACCGCCGGCGAAGGCGAGGGCCGCGCTGCGGCTGAAGAAGCGGGCGACCCCGAAGCAGGTCGACGAGGTCGCGGCGGTGTTCGCGGCGTTCTTCGAGCGGCAGAAGCGGGTCGTGCTCTCCGCGCTCGGCGCGAAGGCCGACGGTGAGTGGTGGGACGAGGACCGGTGGGACGACGAACTGTCGGACGACCTCCTCACCGCCTCGACGCCGCTGACCGTGTCGACGGCGAAGCGGACGCTTGAGCAGGTGGGTCTCGACCCGGACAGCTACGACGTCGACCGGACGACGAACTACCTGAAGGCGGTCGCGAAGAACACGGCCACGGCCGTGAACCGGGCGACGAAGGGGCAGCTCGACGAAGCCCTCGACGGGGATGACCCGTCGGAGGCCCTGTCGAACGTGTTCGACATCGCGTCGGACTCCCGTGCGGCGCAGGCCGGCGAGACGCTCGCGACTGGCCTGGCGTCGTTCGCGACCGTCGAGGCGGTCACCCAGTCCGGTAACGGCGACTCGGCGACGAAGACGTGGATCGTCACGTCGTCGAACCCGCGGCCGGCGCACGCGTCGATGGACGGCGAGACCGTCGCCCTCGACGACTCGTTCTCGAACGGGGCGAACTGGCCGGGCGACGCGTCCGCGCTCGACGTCGACGACCTCGCGGGATGCACCTGCGACGTCTCCATCTCGATCCCCTGAGGAGGGGCCATGACCACGATCAAGACCGCCCCTCTCCGGGGCGTGAAGGCGGGCCCCGACGACGGGCTCGCTGAGGGCGAGTTCCTCGTCTACCCGTCCACGTTCACCCGCACCCCGGACTCGTACGGCGACGTCGTCGCGAAGGGCGCGTTCACCGACACCATCGCCGAGTGGAAGGAGTCGGGGAACGTCCTCCCGGGCCTGTACGGGCACCGGCTCGACGACCCCGACTTCTACGTCGCGTCCGCCACCGACCAGGGTGAGGACGAACACGGCTGGTGGGTGAAGGGGTCGTTCGACCTCGACTCCCCGAAGGGCGAGCAGGTGTACCGGCTCGTGAAGGGCCGCCGCCTCACGCAGCTGTCGTTCGCGTTCGACGTCCTCGACGAGGGCTCGGTCGAGCTCGACGACGGGGTGAAGGCGAACGAGCTGCGGAAGCTCAAGGTCTACGAGTTCTCGTTCGTGCCGATCGGCGCGAACCAGGACACCTCCGTCGTCGCCGTGAAGGCCGCCGCTGACCGCCTTCGCACCGAGGTGAAGGCCGGGCGTGTGTTCTCCGCGAAGAACGAAGACGAACTTCGCACCGTGCTCGCGTCCCTCGACGACGCCCGCACCGGTGTAACCAAGCTCCTCGCCGAGCTCGACGACCCGTCCGACGAGGACACGCCGCCGAGCAACGACGAGGGAACCGAAAGCGAAGCCAGCGCCGGCCCGGCCAAGGACGAGGAGCTCTCCGGAGCCAAGTCCGAGGAGCCCAACCGTGCGTCCGTGGAGCTGCTCAAGATCCGACTCAACCTGGAAGGAGCCATCTGATGGCCCCCACTCTCAAGGAGCAGCTGAGCGCCGCGCGCAAGGCCGCATCCGACTACCTCAAGACGCTCGAGGCCAAGGGCAACGACGTCACCACGGAGGAGCTCGCGCACGCGAAGTCCCTCACCGACACCGCGTCGGAGCTCGCCGGCAAGGTGGAGCGCACCGGTGAGCTGAAGTCGCTCACCGCGGGCCTCACCGGCGCCGACGAGACGCTCAACGACGACCGCCCCGCGCGGTCGCTGGGCGAGCACTTCGCGAAGCACGCGGCCGACAGCCTCCGTGCGAAGCGCGGACAGAAGGGCTTCTCGGTCACCGCCCCGGAGTTCAAGGCCGCCACCGACCCGCAGGCGATCCCGTCGGCCGTCGCGCCTGCCGTGACCACGATCGACACGAACATCGTCACCGGTGTCCGTCGTCGCCTCACTGTCGCGGACCTCCTCGGCTCGGAGACGATCAGCGGCAACGCGCTGACGTACTTCATCGAGGGCGCGCTCGAGGGCGACTTCGCCACCGTCGCGGAGCTCGGCAAGAAGCCGCAGCTGCACTACGCCGACCCGACGCCCGTCACCGAGGCGCTCACGAAGATCGCCGGGTTCCTGAAGGAGTCCGACGAGATCCTCGAGGACGTCCCGTGGCTCGTCTCCGCGATCAACAACCGGCTGCTCTACCAGCTGGCGCTGACCGAGGAGAACCAGCTGCTCTCCGGTTCCGGCACGGGCACGAACCTCCGGGGCCTCCTCAACCGGTCGGGCGTGCAGACGATCGCCGCGGCGAACAAGACCGACAACGCGGACGCCCTGTTCCGTGCGATCACCGCGGTCGCGCAGAACGGCGGCCTCGACGCCGACGGCATCGTCCTCAACCCGGCCGACTACCAGACGCTGCGTCTGGCGAAGGACGGCAACGGTCAGTACTTCGGCGGCGGGTTCTTCGCCGGCGAGTACGGGCAGGGCGGCATCATCCAGCAGCCCCCGGTGTGGGGTCTCCGGACGGTCGTCACCCCGGCGATCGCCGCCGGCACCGCGCTGGTCGGCGCGTACGGGCAGGCCGCGTCGACGATCCGCAAGGGCGGCGTCCGCGTCGACACCACGAACACGGACGTCGACGACTTCGAGTACAACCGCGTGACGGTCCGCGCCGAGGAGCGTCTCGCCCTCGCGGTGCGTCGTCCCGCGGCGTTCGCGAAGGTCACGTTCTCGTCGGCCGCCGCGGCGTAGCACCCACTGCGGGCGCGGTCTCTCGGGGCCGCGCCCGCACCCTGCACGGAAGGAGCGCTCATGGCACTCAAGGAGTACCGCCTGCCGAGCGGCACGTTCCAGTTCGAGGAAGGCGAGCAGCCCGCGAACGCCGAACTCGTCGAATCCGCTCCCGCGGTGAAGGCGAAGACGCCGGCGAACAAGGCCCGCACGCCCGAGAACAAGTAGGAGGCACCGTGGCCGACGCACCCACCACCTCGACGGCGTTCGCGTCGGCGAAGCAGATGGCGGAACGCACCGACGGCGTGATCGCTGATGACCACCCGTTCCTCGACTACGCGCTCAACGTCGCGACCCGCATGATCCGCGACCACTGCGGATGGGTCGTCGGCCCGGTGACCACCGACACGCTCCACCTGGACGGGCCCGGCTCGCGCCTGCTCGTCCTCCCCACGCTCCGCATCGTCGAGGTCACCGCCGTCCGGCAGGACGACGTCCCCCTCGACATGACGACCGTCCGCGTCTCCCGCGGCGCCGGCATGCTCCGCGCCGCGTCGCCACTGTCCGACGAGTTCGGCGCGATCGAGGTCGACCTCCGCCACGGCTACGACACCGTGCCCGAGTCAATCGTCGACCTGACCCTGCAGATGGCGGCGCGCGCGCTCGGCTCCCCGATGGGCGTCGTCCGTGAGCAGTCCCTCGTCGCGAACATCACCTGGTCGACAACGGCCGCCGGTGTCGCCGGCGGCACGGTGATCATGGAGCACGAGCTCGCCGCGCTCGCGCCGTACACGATCGGCCCGCAGCCGTGAGGCCGTCGTTCGCGCGGCTGACCATCACCCGCCTCCGCTTCCCGACGCGCGACGACCGCGGCGTCCTCGTCCCCGACTACGACGCCGAGCCCGACCGGCTCGACATCCGCCGCTGCTGGCTCGAGCCGACGACGTCGACAGAGCAGAACGACGGCCGCCTCGCGGTCGCGACCGGCTACACCGTCGACGCCCCGTACCAGTGCGACGTCCTCGCCTCCGACCTCGTCGAGTACGAGGGCATCCGGTACGAGGTGACCGGTGACCCGCAGCACGTCCCGTCCCCGACCGGCGCGCTGAACGCGACCCGGCTGACCCTGCAGCGATGGGAGGGATGACGTGGCGACCACGATCCGCATCGAGATGAACCAGGCCGGCATCCGCGAACTCCTGAAGTCCGACGAGGTCCGCGCCGACCTTGAGGCCCGCGCACACCGCATCGCCGCGGCCGCCGGCGGGGAACCGGACTACGAGGTCGACGTCCGGCAGGGTTCGTCCCGTGTCCGCGCGTCGGTGCGCACGGCGACGTTCCCCGCGATCCTCGACGAGGCCCGCAACCGCACACTGTCCGGGTCGCTGGACGCCGGCCGGTGAACGCGGAGCTGATCGTCCCGCCCGACTCCGTCATGGCCGTCGTGCGGGAGCTGAACGCCGCGCTGCCGAGCACGGAGCGCGCGGCCGGGCGGGTGCCGTCGCCGCGGCCGAAGAAGTTCGTCCGCGTCCGCGCAGCCGGCGGTGTGCCGGCGTCGCTGGTGCACGTCACCCCGACGGTCCTCGTCGAGTCCTACGCGACCACCGACGGCGACGCCGACGACCTCGCCCGCCGCTGCCACGCGATCATCGTCCGCGCCGCCCGCAACGGGTGGATGGGCGGGATCCCCTGCGCCGACGTCGGGGTCTTCGCGATGCCCGCCGACCTTCCTGATCCGGACACGGAGCAGGCCCGATCCACCGCGACGTACGCGGTGACGCTGCGCGCCGCGTAGCGCTTCCACCCACACACATGGCCGCTTCGGGCGGTCGTTTCTGCTGCCCGGAAAGGGGCTCACATCATGGCCAACAGTGCTGCACGCGTCATCAACGGCAAGCCGGTCGCGGCCGGCGGGGTCGCCCTCGGCCCGCTCGGGACCACGCTCCCCGAGACCGCGACGTCCGACCTCGACCCGGCGCTGATCCGCGCCGGGTACATCAGCGAGGACGGCGTCACGAAGTCGGAGAGCCGCGACACGAACGAGCTCAAGGACTGGGGTGGGCTGACCGTCAAGAAGTCCACGACGGGCTTCGCGGTCACCCTGCAGTTCCAGTTCCTCGAGTACCTCAACCCCGTCGGCGCCCGCGCCGTGTACGGCGACCAGAACGTCACCGTCACGGCGGCGACCGAGGAGCACGGCGAGCTGATGAAGATCGCCGTCACCGCGGCCGACGCCCCGCACCTCGCGTGGGTGTTCGACATGGCCGACGGCACCGCGCACCTGAAGGTGCTCATCTCCGACGGGCAGATCACCGAGGTCGGGGACACCCCGTACTCGAACAGCGACGGCGCCGTCCGCGACGTCACCGTCTCCGCCTTCCCCGACGAGGACGGCGTCTACGTCTACGAGCTCACCGACGACGGCCGCAAGACCCCTGCGGTGACCACGCAGAACGTCGGCAGCCTCGGCAGCTGAGGCGCACCAGACCAGCGGGGTCGGGCCGGACGGGACTCCACCCGGCCCCGCTGCTCACCATCCGGAGTCCCGACCGTGAAGGAGTCCCACCGTGGTCTACGAAGT